CTAAACGCAGTTTGCCCTAATGTCTCTGGTTTTGCCAAATTAAATTGTTGTAGACAAAGATAACCAAAAGCATCAAAAGCATGGTCAACCCCTAGATGTTTATTAGGCATCCCTGTATTTGGAGCGTAAGTCAAAGTCCTAAGTGCTTTTATTAATTCTTTACATCTTGGGTGAATAAATGTTCTTTGATTTCCATTGGCATCAAGCAAAGCAGTATTAACAGCAGTTATCTTATCTCTGATTTTCCAAGGGGACTTAGGACTCATAACAGTAAATCCATTCCTTCTTAAAATCGTATGGTCTGTAACACCAACTCCACTGGTTTTTCTTGCACTACCAGTAGGGTCAGGACAAGCAATTACTCTTCGATCTACTCCATATCGCCTTACAACCTCTTCCGCAAAATCCCAGGTTGTAGCTCCACCCGTCAACATAATCTCGTCAAACACATAAAGACAGTCGTTATGCTTTACCGCACAAATTCCTGCCATAGGGTCTACGTTAAAATCTAACCCAATCAACAAAGGCATCATGTGTAAATCCTCAACTTCTTTAGAAATATTGTCATCACTAAAGCTAACAGCGACTAAACCAGTAAGATTTTCAAAACTTGCCTCAAATTCCTGTCTAAATGTTCTCGCATCTAATTGACCCCTAGCTGCTTCAACTTCTTCTTCCTTAACATTCCCCCCTTCAATCGTGGTAAAACTCCATCTTTGCCAATCATCTCGCTCAGTTTCTCCGCAATAACACCACATATCGTAAAACCAACTGGCAGTTCCATCAGGTGTACTGATAAACAACGCCCACCCCTGTTTATCTGCTAAAGCTGGTCTTATAACTTCTGCCCATACCTCCTGATCCATAAACGCTGCTTCATCCAACACCACCCCCGAAAGACTTCTTCCCCTTAATGCCATCGCATTTTCTGTTCCTTTTAGCTCGATTGTCGATCCATTAATCAATTCAATTCTTAAATCTGTCTCGTTTTTGCTTTTTATCCATAATCGAGGCACTAATCTCTTTAATTCTTTCCATGCAATGTCTTTTGCCATCCGATATGTCGGTGCACAGTAGAAATATGTCTCCCCTGGTCGATCAATCGCTCCACGAAGCAGTTCGATACAGGATAAATAGGATTTTCCAAATCTTCTGCCAGCTACGAGGACACGAAATCGTTTATCGCAGTTGAAAACCTGTCCTTGGGCATATCTTAAATTTATTTCTGGTGCGTTTTTTACGGCCATACTCTAAAAAATAACAAATTTTTCAAGTATTACCCCTTTTTTATAGCCTAAATTGATATTTCTAGGTTATCATTCAATTAATACGTTATCTGATTGAGTCCGTGGCTGAATCGTTTATGTCTGGTTTTATTCCAGAAGAACAAAAACAA